AGCTACTATCGCGGCACAGGCGGCGCAACTAACCTGCAAATAGCATGACCCAGTGGACGCCAGTTTGGCTGGTAGAGATCGACGGCGTTTCTTACACTGACGCCGTTTTGGCTAACCTAACAATCAGGTCAGGTCGCACAAACATTTACGAGCAAGCCCAAGCAGGTTACATCAATTTGCAGCTGCTAGACGTCAATCAAGCGACCATACCTGTCAACATCAACAGCACCATTTCAGTGCAAGTGCAGGACACATCAAGCACATACGTCCCAATCTTTGGTGGCACGGTCGTTGACATTGCCGTTGAGGTGCGCGACGTAGGCAGCACAATGTTCACCCAGACATACAGCATCACAGCACTTGGCGCGTTGTCTCGTTTGCCAAAGGCGTTGACAAATGGCGTGCTGTCTAAAGATTTTGACGGAAATCAAATCTGGACAATTCTGTCTGACCTATTGCTCAACACTTGGGCAGAAGTGCCAGCAGCTTTGACGTGGGCAACATACGACCCAACAACAACATGGGCAACCGCTGAAAACGTTGGTTTAGGTGAGATCGATCGCCCAGGTGATTATGAATTAGCCGCACGATCTAGTGAGCGCACAGACGTTTATTCTTTGGTATCAAAGCTTGCAACGTCAGGTCTTGGCTACATTTACGAGGACGCATTTGGGCGCATTTCTTACGCTGATGCAACACACCGCAGTTTGTACCTGTCAAACAATGGTTATGTACAGCTGACAGCCAACCAAGCACGCGCAGCTGGTTTGCGCGTTGAAACCAGAGCAGGCGACGTACGAAATAACGTCACTATCCAATACGACGCAACCAGCAGCTCAGAGGAAAGTGCCAGCGACGCAAACTCAATTTTGCAATACGGCACGTTGTCTCAGATTATTTCGACAACCTTGCACAATTCAGCTGATGCAACCCAGCAAGCCAATTTTTACCTTGCATTGCGCAAAACACCGCAGGCAATCTTTAGTGAGATCACGTTTGACCTGACAAACCCAGAGCTAGACGACAGCGACCGTGACAACCTCATTGGCGTCTTTATGGGTGAGGCATTGGCAATTAATGACCTACCAGCAAACATGGGCGGTATCTTTCAGGGCTTTGTCGAGGGCTGGTCATTTCAGGCGTCGTACAACCAACTCTCGATCACTCTTAACATTTCACCAACGGCTTACTCATTGCAGGCTTTGCAATGGGACGAAATCTCAGCTGCATTTACTTGGTCGGGCGTGTCGCCAACACTCGACTGGGCACGTGCGACAATTATCACCTAAGAAGGAGAAAACATGGCAAACCCAACAAATCCGTTCAACTGGCAAATGCCGACGGCGAGTGACCTTGTCACGGACTTGCCTGCTGATTTTGAAACATTTGGTCAAGCCGTTGCGACTTCAATGGCTGACCTGCTTGGCGGCACAACCGATCAAGTTTTAGCCAAAAATAGCAACACTGACATGGACTTTAAGTGGGTCACATCAGATGATGCTAACGCGATCCAAAACTCAATTGTGGACGCTAAGGGCGATCTAATTGCAGCTAGTGCAAATGACACACCAGCACGCCTAGCAGTAGGCAACAACGGCGAAACGCTCGTAGCAGATAGTTCCACATCAACAGGGTTGCGCTGGAACACAAAGCCGTCAGGCAACAAAATCCTAAACTCAGATTTTTCAATTTGGCAACGTGGAACATCTTTTTCATCTATCGCTGCAAACGCTTATGGTCCAGACCGCTGGACTTTCGGCGTGGTTGGCGACGTTGTAAATGTGACGCGTCAAACCTTCACGGTTGGAGATTTGACGGCTATTGGTTACGGTAGCGGAAAATACTTTTGTCGTATGGAAGTTGTGTCGTCTAATGGTTCAGCCCGTATGGTGCAAAAAATTGAAAATGTTGAAACCTTAGCAAATCAAGCAGTCACAGTTTCTTTTTGGGCTAAAGCAAGTGCAACGACTAGCCTAGACGTTTATTTCCAGCAGTATTTTGGTACAGGTGGAAGCGCGACAGTTACCTCAACAGTTGAAGCCGTAACATTGACAACATCTTGGCAGCGTTTTACTAAAACAATTACTCTTGCTTCAATAGCAGGTAAAACTATCGGTGCAGATAATTATTTAAGCGTAGAGTTGCGCGAGACTACTGCTTCAACAAATGTCAGTTTTGATTTTTTTGGCGTACAGGTTGAAGCAGGTTCAGTTGCTACCGCTTTTCAAACTGCAACAGGAACAATTCAAGGAGAACTAGCCGCTTGTCAGCGTTATTACTGGCGCGCAAGTGGTCAAAGCACACAATACTTTGGAACAGGTTGCACAACCGCAACCACGGCAGCGCAAATCTTTGTACAAAATCCCGTACCAATGAGAGTTGCACCAACTTCAATAGACACTTCAGGATTGAAGGTATTTGATTCAAACATTGCTGCAACTGCGACCGCCGTTATTGGTTGGAACGCACCATTTGGAACACGCGTTGATTGTAGTTTTACTGGCTTGACGGCTAATAGACCTGCATTTTTGTTTACAGATTCAACTGGACATCTAGGATTTAGTGCGGAGTTATGATGACAAACATTGAAATAATTGAAAACTTTGACGGTATTGAACAAGTCGTTATTGATAATGGTGACGGTTCTTTCACTTCAATGTCTAAGGCAACCTACGACGCACAAGAAGCAGCGAAGAATGACCTATCCTGACGGCACAAATGCCAGGTTGATCGAAGTCGCAGCGGCTGAAGTCGGCACAATCGAAGAAGGCGACAACCTGACAAAGTATGGCAAGTTTACAAAAGCCGACGGGTTGCCGTGGTGTGGCAGTTTTGTCAATTGGTGTGCAGCGCAGGCAGGTGTCAAGATTCATTCAGTCGTGGGAACTGCCGTTGGCGCACACAAATTTAAAGAAATTCAACGCTGGTCAAACATGCCGCAATTGGGTTATTTGGCATTTATGGATTTCCCGCACGACGGTGTTGACCGCATTTCACACATTGGAATTGTGGTCGGGCTTATCGATTCGAAAACATGCTTGACGATCGAAGGCAACACCAGCGGGACAGGCGACCAGCGCAACGGCGGAATGGTTATGGTTAAGGTTCGGTCATACGGTGAAGGCAAGGAAATCGTCGGTTTTGGTATTCCAAAGTTTGTGCCCTATAAGGGAGAATTTCCAGCAATTGAAATGCCAAAGTCGGCAGCGAAGCCAACAAAGGAGAAAAAATGGAACAAGCAAAAGCCCTAGCCGCGTCATGGGCGCGTTCATTTATGGCGGCAGCACTTGCCCTATACATGGCGGGCGTGACTGACCCTAAGACCCTTGCAATGGCAGGCGCGGCAGCAGTCGCACCAGTTGTTTTGCGCTGGTTGAATCCAAACGACAAAGCCTTCGGTTCTACGGGGAAGTGAACCGCAGATTCGCAGCGGCTGGGTTGGTTTGGGCACTTGCACTAACCCAGTCCGCTTGCGGGTATCAGGGGTGGACACGTTATGAATGCCAAGAATTCGACAACTGGGGGAAAGCGCATTGCCAAAAACCGCAATGTCTCCCCACTGGAACATGCACTGACGACCTACTTGGAATTGAATCGGAACAGACCCGCACGCCGTAAGTCACCCGAAGAAATCCACGCGCAGCTGATTTTGATAATTGGTTCAACACTTGCAGCCGTGTTTTTGGTTGTAACCGTAGGCATAACCTATGCGCTAATTTTCGTCACGCAACCAGTCAGCGCGCAAGCACCGAATGACGCAGCCTTTATCGATCTATTGAAGACACTTGCAATTTTCTTGACTGGTTCATTGGGTGGGGTTCTTGCTGGCAATGGACTCAAATCAAAGCCCAAGCCTGGAGACACGCCGACAAACACGCAAGGTTCTTGACCGCGCGCCAATCATGCGTCACCCTGATGTCAGGTGGTAGTCCTACCGCCTAGAATCGGGAGAATTCAAAATGGTACTTGATCTACTTGACCCGCAAACGCTGGGTCGTTTAGTGCTTGTCGTCATTCTTATGGTGATTTCAGCCGCTGCGGGTTACGCAAAAGGCTTCAAAGAAGGCAAGCGCGAAGGCATGGCACGACGTAAGGCAATTAGCCGTCACCTTTCAAACAAGGTGGCTGACTAATGGCTGGCTTCCTTGATAACTACGAAGACGTTGCAACACGAATCAAGCGTTTTTGGGAGACACACCCTTCAGGGCGTATCGAAAACAACATTGTTGAATTCAATGCTGAAAAGGGTTTTATTCTAGTTCAGACACAAATTTTCAAAGAGTACGAAGACCAAAAGCCTTCAGCGATCGATTACGCATTTGGCAATGTAGCAACCTACAACGTCCAAATGAAAAAGTTTTTTGTCGAAGATACAGTCACGTCCAGCATTGGACGCTGCATTGGTCTTTTGCTGGGAACGGATAAACGCCCAACCCGTCAAGACATGGAAAAGGTTGAAACAATTAGCACAACCCTTGCCAAATCCACGGCTGACGATTATGACCCGTGGTCAAAGAAGTTCGGCGACGTGCCTAGTTACAAAACCGCAGCTGAAGCCGAACAGTCAGGAATTCCGTCACTGGGTTCATCAATGGACGAAATCGCCAAAACATTGGGCGGTCAATTGATCGAAGAAGCACCGCAGTGCAGTCACGGTCACCGCATTTGGAAGCAAGCCCACGAAGGCGCACCGAAGAATTGGGGCGGGTATTTCTGCACTGAGCGCACAAAGGCAACGCAGTGCGCGCCAAACTGGTACGTCCTAGCAAGCGACGGAAAATGGAAACCCCAGGTATGAGCGATTTAGTGGAAATCATCTACCCACAAAGCATGACGGCAAGACTATTACAAAACGGTGAAGTGATCGCCGAATACAAAGTCGAGCAATGTGACGGGTGTGCGAAGTTGTTGAAACTTGACCCATTTGGTTACAAGATCGGGCAGGCAGGCGAAAAACTTGCCTGGTTGTGTGGTGAGTGTCGGTGAAAATGACATTGACCCGTGAAGAAGAAACCGTTTGCATGCTTGCAGCCGTCAAATTGCAGGTGGACACTCGTAAATTCATGGACAACCCACAACGTCACCAAAAGGAAATGGGAACGTTTGAATACCTGGTTGAATCGGCTGAAGCAATTGGTAGCGAATGGGTCGTTGCCAAATATTTCGACCTTCCATTCAACCCGTATGAAAACAAATTCAAGACAAAGGCTGACGTAGGCAATGCGATCGAAGTGCGGTGGACTAAGTACGTTGCCGGGCAATTGATCGTTCACGAGTACGACAGACCAAACGACATTGCAGTGCTGGTCACTGGTCAATCACCCCATTACTTCATTGCTGGGTGGATTCCCATTGCAATGGCACAACGCCCCAAGTATCGACACAGTAAGCAACCAAACTGGTGGGTCACTCAAATCAATCTTCAACCAATTGAAAATTTAAGGAAATCCAACTATGGACAAAGTGCAATTTGAATGCAGGAAATGCAAGAAGATCACGGTGCAGCTGGTTCACAAAATAACGGACAACCTGCCCGACGGTGTGGAAGTAATTCAATGCACGAAGTGCGAAGTCATGGGGGTTGCACAGATAGGGGATTCAAATGCCAATCTATGAGTTTGAATGCACGGTGTGCAAAATCCGTGTTGAAGTGGATAAGTCAATCCACGACGAAAACCAGCCAATCTGCTGCGGGGCAAACATGAGTCGCAGGTACTCAACTTTTGGCATTTCATTCAAGGGTGAAGGGTGGGGTCATCAATGATCAATCCAAAAGACATTCACAAAGCAACCGACGGCAAGATTTACAGTTTTAGCGGTTTCGGCGGTGTTATGAATTGCAGCCAATGCGACGACGACACAATGGTCAATGAATACGACCGTGATGACGGGCTGGTTGTTTGGTTTTGCAAGAAGTGTGAAGATAGGTTGCACTTATGAGTTATCCACAGAAGTTATACACAGGGTGCAAAAGGTTGTGGGACACGCCCAACGCCATGCGTAAGTTATTCATTTACTTGACAGGGGCGGTACGATCTAATCGCTTGAAGCGCGCCGCTGAGGCGGTGAGCGCGCGAGGGCGAATCGATCTAATGGGCAAGGTTTATGCCATAACGGCAGTGCTTTCAATAACGGGCATACCAGCAGCTGAATCAGCAAACTATTCAATAGATCATTTGAAACTTTATGCACATTCAAGGCTGCTGGATTACAAAGAATTTCAATGCTTCAATAAGATCATCACAAAGGAAAGTCGTTGGTCGTATCAAGCGAAGAACGGTTCGCATTTCGGTTTGGGTCAAATGAGATCGAAGCACTACCGTGACCTTGACCCTTTCAGACAGATAGACGCAACGCTTCGCTATGTCACAATTCGTTATCAAACACCATGCAAGGCGTGGGCATTCCACCAGGCAAATGGGTACTACTAATGAGCGCACTCAAGGACAACGGTTCAACAACCAAATGGAAACGCATTGCAAAACGTATCCGCGAACGTGACGGTTACACTTGCCAGGCTTGCGGTATGGAAGGCAATTCAGTTGACCACATAATCCCAAGAAGTGCTGGCGGTACTGATGATGAATGGAATTTGCAATGCTTATGCACAAAGTGCAATTCAGCGAAGGGGGGTAGGTTTTTTAGCATGCCTAAGCCACCCCTGACCCTTCCTGGTTTAATTTCCCCCTTAAACGACTCAAGAAGCCACGAAAATGACTGAGAAGGTCATAGAAGGTCACCAAACCCCGCTAGAAGGCTTAAACGGGCTTCAAACGGTTTTGGGTAGGGACGCAGACCTGCAAATCCCGCTAATCGGCGTACAAACCCCCCGAATTCACACGCCATTGAACGATTTACCTTCACGCGGGGGTGAATTGATCGATTTAGCCACTGACCTGGGTATCGATCTTATGGAGTGGCAGAAATTTGCGCTTATTCACACCCACAAAGTCAAACCTGACGGGCGGTGGGCAAGTCCAGTGAACACGATCGTCGTGGCACGCCAAAACGGAAAATCATTCTTGCAGCTGATTCGAATTTTGGGTGGACTTTTCTTATGGGACGAAAAACTGCAAATTGGTTCGGCGCACCGCTTGTCAACGTCCCTGGAACAATTCAGGGCAATGGTTCAAATGATCGAAGGCAACGACAACCTAAGAAAACAGGTGAAGAAGATTCGTTGGCAACACGGCGGTGAAGAAATTGAGACGCTGACGGGTAATCGTTTCATTGTGCGTGCGGGCGGTTCGGCTGCACGTGGTGTTTCACGACCTTCGACGATTCACTTGGACGAATTGCGTGAAATGAACGACATTGAATCGTTTGCGTCGCTTCGCTATACGCTTATGGCTGCGGCAAATCCAATGGTTATGGCGTACACAAACGCAGGCGATTCCGCGTCCGTAGTACTCAACCAATTCCGCGATCGCGCGCTCGCAAGCATTGCAGGGGTCGAAGACGACATCGGCTATTTTGAATGGTCAGCACCAACCGACGAAATCAGCGTGGAAAACGCACGGCACGCCAATCCTTCAATGGGAACACTGATTCACGCGGACAACGTGCGAAGCGTTTTGAACGACCCCCCTGACGTGGTCATGACCGAAGTGTTGTGCCGTTGGGTTGTTGCGATCAATAGCGCGGTGGACGCTGCTTCCTGGGGTAATTGCCTGGATAAGACCGTCGACCTGGACATTGACAAATTGACCTGGTTGGCGATCGATCTTTCGCCGTGCAGAAAATTTGCTTCACTTGTTGGGGCGCAAAAAATCGGCGGGGAACAATTCGTCGTTAAGTTACTTCATACCTGGCAAAACGACTTGCAGCTGGACGACAAAGCAATTGCAAACGACCTGGCAGATTATGCGCGAAAGTATCCGACCGAATACGTGCTTTACAGTCGGAAAACCAGTGCAGCCGTAGCCGCCCGCCTTTCACCCGCTGGCATTCCCGTTTTCGACATGGACGCTGCCTACCCGCAGGCATGCGACGAAATGTTGTCGGCAATCAATTCAGGGCGTTTGAAACACCGTGGTCAGGCACAATTGTCCGAAGAAGTTTTGGCAGCGGTGCAATTGCGTCGTGGTGACGGGGGTTGGGTAATTGGACGACGGGCGTCACAATCCGTCGTTTGCGGCGCAGTGGCAGTTGCGCTTGCAACGCATTTTGCGACACGCCCAGAGAATGATCTTGACATCATGGTGGGTTGATCGTATAAGCCTGACACAATTTGCACATGGGTTTATTTGATCTATTTGTGCCAAAGGTTGCGGCTGCCGTTCCAGCTGCGCCTTTGGACGTTGACGCTTCACTTGCACCATACTTCACTGAAAATAATAATTTTTATTTTTACGGCATACAAAGCGCAAACCGTGCTGAAGCAATGTCAGTGCCAACAGTTGCGCGCGCCCTGGGAATCATTCAAACGATTTCGTCATTGCCAATGCACACACGCAATGAAGCAACAGGCGAAAAGGTAACGCAACCGCGCGTCATTAATCAGCCTGACCCACGAATTCCAGGTTCAACCTTTTGGGCGTGGATTATTTCAGATTTATTTTTCCATAATTCTGCTTATGGTTACGTCATGGAACGGTATGCCGACACGGGAAAAATTCGTGCAATGGAACGTGTTGCACCTGAGCGCGTTTCAATTACGACGAACGCTAACGGCACAGAAATTGATTCTTACGAAATCGACGGTACGCCCGTTGACCCGACAAACCTAGTTGTTTTTCCAAACACGCAAGAAGGTTTGCTCGCGCGCGCAGGTCGCACAATTAAGGCTGCCGCCGCACTTGAAAAGGCTTCAATGAATTTTGCCAATGAACCAATACCGCAAATGGTTTTGAAATCAAATGGCACATCATTGCCCGCAGATCGCGTTGCAAAATTGCTTTCATCATGGCGCACTGCCCGCAGCAACAAATCAACGGCATTCTTAAACGCTGATGTAACACTTGAAACAATTGGTTATGACCCAAAGAATTTGCAGCTGAACGAAGCCCGCAATTACGTTGCGCTTGAATTATCACGCGCATGCGGCTTGCCTGCGTACTTTACAGATTCGCAACAATCTTCATTTACTTATTCAAACGCACTTGATAAGCGTCGCGACCTGGTTGATTTTGCATTCCGCAATTACATGTCAATCATTGAACAACGTTTGTCATTTGCCGATTTCACACCAGCAGGCAACAGGGTCATGTTTGATCTTGACGATTTCCTTCGTGGCAATCCTTATGAGCGCGCGCAGGTTTATGAAATCTTGAATCGTATCGGCGCAATGTCGATCGAAGAAATACGCGAGGAAGAAGACATGCTGCTATGAAAAAACTGATCACACCCATTGCAATCACGGCTGCTGATTCAAACAGTCGCACAATCACAGGGCGCATTGTCACATTTGAAGAAACTGGTAACGCTTCAATTGGTAAAGTGCAGTTTGCGAAGAATTCAATTGAAGCGACCCCGGTGCTGCTTAATCTTGAACACGACCGCACACGTCGCATTGGCAAAACACTTTCAATTCAATCAAGCGACCAGGGCATTGACGCAACATTTAAAATTGCTGAAACAACTGCGGGAAATGACGCACTGGTTGAAGCAGCTGAAGGTTTGCGTGACGGATTTAGTGTTGAAGTCTATTTTGACGAATACGAAACATTGAAAGACGGAACAGTGCGAATTTTGAAGGGTGAAATGACTGGTGTTGCATTAACGTCAGAACCTGCCATTCGATCAGCGCGCGTTGCAGAAGTAGCAGCGACAGAAGGCGAAACAGAAATTTCAGATTCGACAATCGAACCTGAAGCACAACCAACAGAAGGAGAAGACGAAGTGGAAGACACCGTCAAAGACGCTTCAACCGCCGAAACGGTAGAAGCCGCCCAGTCAGTAACCGCAAACGTAAATGCTGCGGTCGGTGGTTGGACAACTAAGCCACGCTTAGAGTTCACCGCCGCTAAGTACCTAGAAAACACGATCCGCGCTTCATTGGGTGACGAGAATGCTCGTCAGTATGTTGCAGCAGCAGACGACACAACAGACAACGCAGGTTTAGTGCCTACACGTCAGTTGACTGAAGTAATCAATGGACTAGCAAACACAACACGTTCAGCAGTTGACGCGATTTCTCGCGGCGTATTGCCTGACGCTGGAATGTCATTCGAAATTCCAAAGATCACAACAATGCCAACAGTGGCAGAAACTGCCGAAGCAGGCACACCTTCAGAAACTGATCAGGCTTCAAGTTTCCTTTCAGTATCCGTCAAGAAGTACGCAGGACAACAGACAT